CTGATAAAATATTATCCAATTTCAAATCAGTGTGCATAATTTCCTTATTATGCAATTCATTTAATCCAAATAAAATATTTTTTGTTATATATTTTACTTCTTTTATTGTTAAATCTCTATTAATCTCGTTTTTTATATCGCTTAATGTAATACCTTTATATGGTAAAACAATAATATTACAAAGATTGTTATCAATATTTGCCTTGAAATTTTCAATAAAGTTTAAATTATACTTCATATTTCCATCTCTAACAGTATTCAAAATTTTTATTTCGCATTTAAACTCGTCATCTTCCCCATAAAAATAAATCTTTAAAATAAATTTCTCCTTTGATTCCATATGATACGCTAACCAAACTCTTGAAAATGTCCCACGACCAACATATTTTATAATAACATAGTTGTTGATAATTTTACCTAACATATTATCTTCTAATAATTCTACATCATCTTCCGATATAGAACCATCAGTATCATTACTTTTTAATCTAGCTATTTTTGCTAATCTCGCCTTATTTTTTGCCTTTTTGGCTGCAGCTAATCTAAGATTCATTGTCATATAGGAATGTTATTTTTAATTCGATAATTTAATAATTTAATATTAATTGTTATAATATAAGTAATTTTATTTCTAAATTAAAAAAATTAATTTATTACTTTTTTTTCATTTTTAACAGTATATTTAACAGTATTTTTTAACAGTATATTTAACAGTATTTTTTTTTATAAATATATAATAATGAATACTAAAAAATCCAAAAAGTATTATAAAAATAAAAAAACAAACAACACTAATTCCAAAAAAATAAGGAAAAATAAAAGTAAAAAAGGTGGGGGTGTCACAACATCCAGAAAATTAACTAATAATATAAAGGGAAAAAAAACGGAAAAAAGAAAGGGAAAAAGAACAATACAAAAAACGGGAATTAAAGTAGATGGGGTAAAATCTAATAATAGTATGAATAATAAAAAAATAACTAATTATTGTAAAACTGTCGGTGAATGTTATGTTTGTAATGAAAAAATATGCGATTTTATTAACACTTCAATATATAATTATCAGTATATACAAGATAATCATATCATATATGACCCAAAAAGTATTGTTAATAAATTCATATTTGTAAGTTGTTGGGGATATGGATGTCAAGATGGTTCAGCACAACAAAAAGTTTTTGATGCAATAAGTCAGGAAAAACTGAACAATGATTTCTTAATTTTAGGAGGAGATAATTTTTATATGAATAAAGGAGGGATATCAAATTTTAAAGAAGGAGATTATAAAAAATTTATTGAAGATAATTTACAATGTTTAAATAAAAGATTTCAAGAAGGAAATAATATTCCTGTATTTGTTGCAACTGGTAACAAAGAATATGAATTTGAATGTGATCATCTGCACTATTTATCAAAAAAAACAATGGAAAATAAAGATCCTTGGGTTAATTGGGTAATGCCTCATAGATATTTTGGTATTGTTAAAGATAATGTTGCTATAGCAATTATAGATACAAATATTTACACTTATTATGAACCATATATTAAAGAGAAAAAGGGTAAGAAAAAATGTAGTAATTTTATGAAATATTATCAAGAAGAGGACAGAGAAAAATTAGAAGGTGTTTTACGGGAACAAGAAGAATGGCTTGATAATTTTTTAAGGACATATAGTCTTAAAGAAAATGGAGAAATGCGAAAAACTATTGTTGTTGGACACCATCCTATATGTGCAATTTTCCATAAAACGGATGAGGAAGGTTATATAAAAGAACATATGACTATTATGGAGCTAAATAAACAAATATTACCATTATTAATGAAGCACAAAGTATCTATGTATTTATGTGGACACGAACACAATTTACAACAACATTCAATAAAATCATTAACTCAAGATGGAGAAGTTGAACACGAACTGAAAATATATGTTGCAGGTGGTGGGGGTGCAGAATTAGACACTAAGGACCCAAAAAAAGCGGAAAATTATCAGTATAGATTAGACACTTACCAATATGATTTAGGTAATCGTATTAATAAACACGGGTTCTTACAAGTTAATGTTCAAAATACGGACGAAACCTTTTTAAACCCTGTTGATATAAATGATATAGAATCTAATGTTGTAGTATCTAATGTTGTAGTATCTAATGATGTTGTATAGTTATTTTAATTTTTTTTAAATTAATGCGTATTTATTCGAATAAATAATATATTTTATTATATTAGAACGGATTCAGAAATCCTATTCTCACCTTTACGGTAGCATTTTTATGTGGAGTAAAGTGGTAGTTGTTTCTTTTTATAGAAAACGACTCTAATATCCTAACTAATCTAGTTTAATATTATATAATTTATATAAAATAATAATGGTGTCGTATTTGTTTAGTAATTTAATTATTACTATTATAGTGATTATATAGTGTATTACATAGTATATTACATACTAAATATACTAAATATACTAATTATATTAAATATATAAAATATACTATTTATTATAGTATTTATTATTGTTTTTTATCTATTTTTAGATTTTTTTCATACGATTAACTTGATAAAATATTAAAAATTTTAAAATTGATTATTATTTGATTAATTCAATTATAATACAATAACTATAACGAAAGGTAAGTTTTATGGAAATAATTCATCAAAATCTTGTAGATCTTAATCGTATTATTGGGGAGGATTTTCTAAATCAATATTCAAATAATAATAATAATTATCAAAGAAATAACAATATTCCACATCAAATAGGTGGAAATCAAAATTATGACAATCAACTCAATGAAGCGATTAATACTTCTTTACAGGAAGCATCTCTACTAGATTATAATGCAAATACTAAATTAAATGCTGAACAAGCTCAACAAGTTATTTACCAATTTAAAATTAGAAAGGGGAAAAAGGAAGATAAATGTCCTATTTGTTTAGAAGAAGGAACTGAAATTAACACTTGTGTTATTCTTCCTTGTTGTAGCAATAAACAAATTGTATGTATTGATTGTTTTAAAAACACGCTACAAAATGTTGGACCTACGTGTCCAACCTGTCGAAAAAATATGATAACAGAATTAAAAAACTATAAACAAACATCACAAGGAAAAAAAGATTTCCAGAGATATATTCAGCAACTGAATTCTAAAAAGTCTAATAAAGGGAAAATAAACCAAACAAATATTGGAAATTCAATTAACAATACTAATAAAAATACTAATAAAAATACTAATAAAAATACTAATAAAAATAATAAAATAACTGTTCCGGAAGATTATCATAATAATCTGAATCCGAAAGATGGAGACTATTTGAAAAAATACAATATCAGACGCAAATTTCATAAACATACTGGGAAAATACAATATTGGGTTAATATTAATTCAAATGATAATAAACCATTAACTATTAGGAGTAATATTCCATACAATTATCAAATTTCTATGAATGAATTTTTAGTAGATTATAAAAAAAAATATCAATCTAATATTATCCATAACCAAAATGTTCTTTGGGATATTCTAGTTGATAAAAGTAATCATTTTAGAGTAGTTTATAAAACAAATGCATCTAATAATGATTATCGTAATTTCATTCAGGAATTAAGAGATACTGTTAATCGTTATATTGGATATTAAAAAGCTTTTAATTTACAAAAAAATTAGAAATTATAAATTTAATATTCAACCTTATTTTTTATTAATAATTTTAATAACAAAATTAATCGTCAATTAATCATCAATTAAACCCAGTGATATAAGCGCATTTTTAGAGGCAGCGTGTTGAGCCTGTTTAACATCAAAACCTCTACCCTCCCCTAATTTTTTATTTAGATCATCTCGAATAACGTGAACAATAACTTCTTTATCACCACTTGTTCCACTAGTATCAATAGTTTTATAACTAATACTGGTTTTATAAATTTTCTTAAAATATTTGACAATTTTACCCTTGTAATTACCATCATCAAGAATAAGTTCCGTGAAATCGATTTCACTGTTTTCATCCTCAATAAGATTTATCAAAAATTTCTCTGCCACTTGAAAACCAGCACCACTATTAAAACTTGCTAAGAAGCCGTGTTTATCTCTATTAAAATCCATAAAAATAGCACCAATAAAAGCTTCAAATATATCTTCAAGATAATCTACCTTCATTCTACCGTCTTCCTTATCCTCCAAAGTCTTAGATAAAACTAGATATTTACTAAGACCCAAAATTCTAGTTAAATGAGCCAACATCATTTTTTGAACCAGACAAACACGCAATCTAGACAAAAATCCCTCATCATCCGTAGGATAACGCTGATACAGATAATTTGAAATCACTAATTCAATAACGGCATCTCCTAAATATTCCAATGTTTCATATGATTTTGGTTGAATTGGAAGAACTCCGTCAGGTTGACCTACCAAAGAAACATTATCCCTCATAATTACATTTTTAATATGAGGTGTTGAATAACTTTCGTGAATCATAGCTTCTTGATACAATGCCAAATTATTAATATTTTGAAAAATACCATATTTTTTTAGAATATTCTGGACATCATTCTTCCCAAATTCTACATTATTTTTATTATAAGGATTAATTGAACCTCGCTTTTCAGTGCTCATTTTTACGATCAATATTTACTAATTTTATATTATTAATTCTATATAATTAATGCTTATATAATATAAATCAACTTTTATATCTTTATATTTCAATTTTTATTTAATATAAAACTAATTGTAAAAAACATAACAATATGTAAAATTAATTAATAATTTGTGGTTTGTTATTTGTGATTTGTAATTCAATATATCTAAAAAACTAATAATTAGGAACATTACAGACTACAATTAGTTTGTAAAAACAACAAACCAATAATAATCCAAAACCAACTAATAGCCAAATACAAGATACCCAATATTGATAATGTTCTTCTTTCAAAAATGTAAGACATCTCTGACTCTGATTGAATAAATTGAATACGAGCCACACGTGTGTTCCAATATAGGCTAGTAATCCTAGTAGCATAGATAAACGAACACATGAACTTTCAACTATGTGGTCTGACTTAAACCATTTACAAAAATAGAATAATGAGGATACCCAAAATAGGGATAATCCTACTAAACAACCAATAATATTTGGACTAAATTGATCACAATCTGCCCAATTTGGTTGTGTAATATAATATGTATAACTTAAATATCCAGTAACTGCACTAGTATTAAGAAATACAATTAAATATAAAAATTTGAGTAGAGTATTCATAAATATGTTGTTTTTTGGTTGTAATTTATATAACCTGAACTAGTTAAATTTTTTATTATAATTATGTAGTTTTACTTTTAAATTAATTTATTAATACTAAATCAAAAACAAATTTATAATAAAAAATTTAAATAAAGCTTTATTTGATAAAAAATATTAGAGATTTTATAGATTTTATAGATATTATAAGATTACAAGTTTGCAAATATCTAAAAATGTTAAGTGATTTATTATATATCAAAGATTATCGCAATTATTGGAAATACTTAATAATTATTGGAGCCTATTATGCACTACCATCTCTTCAATTTGTAATTTTTCAAGAAATTACCGATGACCAAGACCTTTGTTATTTTAACGAAAAATGCATGTTTCCTGTTGGAAATATAGATGCATTTAATAATGTAATATCAAATATATTTTATTGTATTTATGCAATAACTTTTATTGGTATAGTTAAATATAATTCAAGAAAACGATTACTTAATGAAATAGACTCTGACCCATCAATTTACTATGCTCTTGGAACCGGTTTATTTTTAGAAGGAATATTTAGCGGTATTTTTCACGTATGTCCATCTGCTTTAAATTTTCAATTCGACACAACGTTTATGTTTTTCGGAATTGCATTATCATTTTTAGCATTATATCAAAAAAGGCACCCTAAAGAATTACCTTCCGCATTCAGAACATATATGTTTCTATCGATAGTAGTATTGTTAAATTTATTGCCATTATTGGATTCAACAATTTATCTTGAAGTATGGTCTTGGATATTCTTTTATATTCTGACTGTATATGTTTTAATTAGTGGAACTATACATATATATTTTGGAGAATTATTATATAGCAATAATTTGAATAATTCAAAAAATATATTCCAACAAATAAAAATAATTTGGCGTTCGTCAACAAGAAGTAATGCTAAATTAGCACTGGTGTTTTTTATGTTTATTACTACAATATCATTAATGATAGTAGCACAAGTTAACCAACATATATTCTTCACAAACTGGGTATTAGCTCTTTTTACTTGTAATATGTTGGTATATTATTTGTATTATATTATTCAAAAAATACTTCATAAAGAATGGGTTAGTATTTGGAAATGTTTATCTATGATTATTTGCTTATCTGTCTTATCAACCGCACTCGTAGTATTTGAAATTCCAGTTACTGATAAATTATTACCTCATAATGAGTCAAATGCTTTAAATAAACATTGTGTTTTATTTGATTATTGGGATTATCACGATTTATGGCATATTTTATCTGCGACCGGATTATTTATGTTCTTATGTAATATTTATTTCCTAGATACAGACACACAAGAATTATATAATGAAGATAGTCCTTATCCGGTATTTTAATAAATGTTATTTATTTTCAATAAATGTTATTAATGTTATCATATTATTATTTTTTCCTTTTATTATAGTAAATGACTGTCTCCACAAATCGTAGAACTAAGAAAAAAAGCTCATCAAAAAGAAGTAGAACAAAAACTAAAGTTATTTTCCTTGAAAAAATAAAACTAACAAGTGATAATTATAAAACTTATTTACCTCCAAAATTAAATAATGTTAGTCCTAAAACTTGGGAATTAACTAACAGAAAATCTTTTTATAATTGGCTTCATAAAAATTTTAAAGATTATGATAGCAGTTCTCCAAAAGAATCCAAAAAAGAAGAAGGGTTTCAATACAACAGAGTACAGAAATTAGTTAGAGATTTTATGCAAGAATCTAGTCCATATAGAGGTCTTCTTCTTTATCATGGTTTAGGAAGTGGGAAAACTTGTAGTAGTATAGCTATCACGGAAGCTTTAAAAGGGAAAAAAGGAGTTTATTTTGTATCTAAAGCTGCATTAGAAAGAAATTTTATCGATAATGGTGTTATGACTTGTGGAGCTGATTATATGACAAAAAATCATTATTGGGTCCACATAAAAGGAAATAATGAATATGAACAAGAATTAATACAACAATTAGGTATACCAGATGATATTGTTTCTGAAAATAATGGTGCTTACATTATAGATTTTTCTGTTAAAAAGTCTAATTATAATAATCTAGGAAGTGTTCATCAAACTAAATTATATAATCAATTAGTTTCCACTATTAGAAACAGGTTCAAATTTTTACATATTGATGATACTAGAGTATCCAAAAAGGTAAAAGAAGGTATGTTTAATGATCAAGTTGTAATAATTGACGAAGTCCATAATTTAACTAATGGTATGGCGACCGGAGGTTCTATTGGTGATGCATTTTATAAAGAATTAATGGATGCCACCAATTGTAAAATCATTTTCTTGTCGGGAACACCAATTATTAACGATATATTTGAAAGTGCCAAACTTTATAACATTTTGCGAGGATACATTCCTACTCTATCATATAGATTAGTTCCTGAATTTGGTAAAGAATTAAAATGGAATCTAATCAAACAATCATTTATTAATAATCCAAATGTTGACCAAGTAGTTGTAGATAAAATTCGTAAAATAATCAAAATTTCAAAGAATCCATACGGTTTTGTTACTCATTCTAATAAAAAAGGAGTTGTAAAAGATGAAGACAAAAGTGTAGATTTCCCCACTTTTAAAGATACAATTACAAAAAAAATGAAGACTTTGGATAAATTGGCTGGTTTTACTAAAGCAATTTTGACTACTGAAATGAATACATGTCTTCCAAATGATGAAACAGAATTCCAATCAAAATTTTACAATCCCGATATTAATAAATTAAAAAAACCAGATGTTTTTAGAAAAAGAATTGTTGGTTTGACCTCTTATTATGAAAAATTAGACAAAACTAAATTTCCATCTTTGAGAGTAAATGAACTAGTTCAAGTTCCAATGAGTGATTATCAATTAGCAAAATACCAACCTTTTAGAATTGATGAAATAGAAAATATGAAAAAACGGATGAAACGTCGCAAAGCTGACGAAAAATTAGGAGGTAGTTATCGTATTT